GTGCACTGGCAGACGATGAAGAGATGGAACGTATCTATGCACAGTGCCACTCCCTCCAGGAGTTCACTGATCCGTCTACCTTCAAGTCATATGATGAACTGAAATCTCGACTGGATATGGTACTCGGTCATGGTGACACGCTCACTGCACAGCAGGTAGAAGACCTGACAGTTACTGCTGAGTCTGCACCTATGAAAACTGTTGAACCGGTCTCTACAGCGGCTACAGACGAGGATGACGACGATACAATGTCGTATTTCTCAAAGCTGGCTAACGAAGACTAATTAGAAGCCTCCCCCACCTCCCAGCAGTCCTTTGTTCATGTAAATGTCTTGTGCTGCTGGGATATCGGATGCGATGGTCGTCGATTGAGCATTACTAACAGTACTGTTTTGGTTGATGACCGTCGTACTTCCTGCTCCAACACCTGGAACATTCTGTAGGTTCTGTCTATTCAATTCTAACAGCTGAGCTTCTAATCGAGCATTACGCTCTGCGATTCTAGCTCTTGCCGATTCTCCGCCAGGAACACCAATCTCACTTGGCTCTGCGATAACCAATTCACCGCCACCTAAGAATCCTGGAATAGGAATAGCAATTTTAGGAATACTGATTCTGAGGTTATCGCTCAAGAATGCTACTAATTGATCCGGAATATTCTGAATTAAATTCATAACTTTCAGAAGAGCTTCTTGCGATCCGATCTTTAATTGTTCTACAAAGAAATCTAAAGCATTGCCAACCTTCTCAAAGATACCAGGAACGATACCTTCAACTAAATTCATAATCATTCCTACTGGTGAAAGACTGAATATTGCGCCAAGCGCTTCTTTTGCCTTTTCTAATGAAAACTCTCCTTTAAAAAGATCTCCAACAAAGCTACCGATCTTCTTTACATCCTCAAAGATTCCTTCAACTAACTTGGCAAAGGTTTCTTGGAAGCTAAAATCGCCAATAGCATCTGCTACACTTGTCAAACCAACTTGGTCGAAAAGCCATTCTGTAGCTTTTTTGATAAGATCGAGTGGAGCAAAAATCAGCGAATTGAAGAACCCAACAACAGCACCTTCAATACCGCCAATGATGCCGTCTTCTTTAAAACCATCTACTGCACCTTTAACCGTATCCCATGCAGTAATAAAAATAGTCAATGGTAAAAATAATCTACTGAAAATTTTACCAATACCTTTTAAGAATTCAAAGCTTGGTAACAGTGCCGTCATACCGCCAGAAACTAGCGTAACCGCTCTACCAAGTGCACCAGAAATAAATCTAAACGTTCCTCGAAATACATCAAAGAAAGCATCGATTGCCTTACCAATTGGTCCTGCTTTAAAACTATCGATCAATGCAAGAAGTTTTACGCTAATAGGTTTAACTAATAAATTATTAATAGAGAATGCAATCTTTTGGAGATCGACGATAAACTTTAAAAATGCATCTCGAATTTGCTGTACAACTTCTTCGATTTCTTGATTAAAAAATGTACCTAGTGCTGCTAAAGATAAAGCCGCACCAGCTAGAAGCGCATCACCAATAGCAAAAGGTGATTTGGCATCTCCAAGCCCTCCGGTTGCAGAAGGCGGTTCTTTGCCACCATTCCTACCCCTTTCTCTTTCAGCCTCTGCCTCATCCAGAATACTTCGTTTCTGAATATCGATTAGACCTTGAACACGTTGCACAAGTGCAACGACAGCAGAGGTAGTTTTACCTTGCTCTTCGTTCTGCATTTGTAACATTGCGGTTACGTCATTTAGTGTAGCTTCTGCCATTTATTTTGCTCTCTGTCGTTCGGCTTCTTCTTCAAGATAGTTGATTAGCATAGCAAGATAGATTTCTCTCTCCCAAGGTATCATCATGTCAATTTCAGTCAAAGAATAATGATGATGTTGCATCAACTGGAAGTTTACCTGATAATGATTTGTCAGGTTGTCATGAGAGAGGCATACTAAAAAAAATCAGCGGTTCCTTCCAGTGTCAACTTATTATCATGGCCACAGCTACCACACTGAAACTCTACATCATGTTTAAGTCGTGGCATATTTTCAATAAAATCTCGAACCTTCATAAATTGTTCTGTCGAGAACGATTCAATAAAGTTCATCACTTCTTCCGGTGTCTCTTCATCCAGCGAGAATCTTTCTTCTTTCGTTTCAACTGCGCTAATACAAGCAGCAATCATATCAAATGCCTGATCAGTTTGGCTCCCTTTGTATTTAACCATTTTAGGGCCAATGTCTTTCAAAGTAGGGTACTTCATTTCTAAAGTAATATCAGAAGACAGTTTAATCTTCTTTGCATTAGCTCCCTTAGGAACTTTAATATCAACCTTTGAGATATCTACTTTAATCTCATTAGATGTTTCACACTCGGCACACTTCGCTTTAATATCACTAGACTCGCCTACGGACTTGCTACGGATCTGAGTGAAGAGATATTCGATGTCAAAGATCGGAAGGGTTCTTACGTTAATCTCTTCATCAATACAAGACTCAAGAGTATCGCAGATTGCCTCAAGCGATCCAAGTTCATCGCCCTGCTCTAGAGCAATCATTAAAACCTTTTCTTCTTTTACGAGATATGGTCTAAATCTAATTGTGTCGCCACTAGATGGAATTTTTGTAGAATATTTAATCGTTTCATTAAGTTTTGGCAAAGCCATGATAATATCACTCCATAATTATCTAATTCGTTCCCAGTCAGTATAGGAAAGTTGAACGCTAAGTTGTACTAACTGGTTCTGGTTTTCGTCACCAAGTTCGATTGCTTGCATTGTTGTAGGAAAGGCTTTTAGCAGTTTACAAGCATATATCACTGAGTTATCACCATGGTCTAGCTGCTGAATAACTACTGTCTTGGCGTATTCGCTTTTATACTTTAGTTCGTATGTGTCGAATCCGATGATCTGCTCTTGCCAGTTCTCAAAGTATGTTCTCATTGAGTAATCTTGGTCGAGGAGAAATGTAAGGTTAACGTCTTCAGATAAGAAACCATATGGCATCTTCTGCGACATCATACCAATTGTTCTTTCATTGGTTACGATCTGACGTCCAGGAATGTTAACAGCACGGCATAGAGCATCAATCGATCTAGCATCGCCACCAAACTCTGTCGGTAAGATTACTCTGTACCGGTCTGCTCGAGATACGCCTTGTGCGAATCTTCCTTTTAGTTCTTCAATGCTTGCCATTAAGCTACCATCTTTCTTCTAGAATCTCTGTATACTGTAGTCTTAGATGCCTTCTCAAAGTCAGCAGTTGGTAAGAACGTTGCGATCTCCCACTCTGGAGGTGACACCAAAGCAAGCCTAGATCTTAGATGAGTAGACAGATATCTCTTAAAGCAAGGCTTGAACTGTCTAAACTTAGCCGCACCTTTTAACAAGTCATACGACAATCTAAATCTAGTACTTTCATCATATCTGTCATTATTTATAGTGTCTAGGAGAGCATCTAGGAACTTGGCACGTAAGTCTAATGGAAGATAGTGTAGGTTTAGTCCTCTGAATCCGCCAGGTGCACGATCGATCATAATAATCAAAGGAAATCTATCATAGTATGGCAGCGTCTCTTTGTGCTTTGGATCATAAAAGTACATGTACATGTTACCCATTGCAGGCCTGCTCTTCAGCTCAACGGATTCGTCACGGAGAAGACCCGATCTACTAGGTGTAAGCTGTGCTGCCTTCTTGCGGAACCATGCCATAGACTCTTTTGATCTAGGTGTGATACCTGCACGGAATGCTTCTAGTTCTAATTTCTGAAATAGATTTGCCATTTACGTTTTCATTCCCATACTTCGTAGGGTGTCTTCGGTCCAGATTTGGAACTGCCAGTTTCGATCCAGGCAGTATTCTTTTGCTGCTTTCCACTTGCACTGATTCTTGACGTATTCCAATGATTCATTAATGAACCTTTTCGTCCTTCTCTTACCAGCAGGTGGCTTAGTTTGTTTCTTTGGTTTAATCTCGATAAGTATAGTTCTACCATCTGTAGTATTTATTTTTAAATCTACAAAGTACCTATGATATTTGTTGTCTACCGCACTAATATATGGTATTACAGTTTCTTCAGATGACCAGGATTTAATGTTACTTTGCTTTTCGCACCACATAAAGACGAACTTCTCCCAGTAGGAGCGATAAATAACTTGTGTATGGTCACCATCATACTTGGCAGGATTCTTTACTTTATATCTTCCCTTGTAGGTTTTCATTTCAAGCCATATAAATAATTAAAGACTAAAGGTATTTATAGGTAAAAAAAGTGGCATTAAATTTCCCAATTGAAAGAGATGAGAAATACGAAGGCAGGATTAGCTTTACTGCTTTGAATTCTTCAACGAGTGGACAGAGAATGGCAGCTATTGGAACTAGCAACCCAAATCTAGCTGCAGCCGTTGTTGGCGGAGATCAAAGAATTGGGGACAAAACAATCACCACTACAGGTGGAACAGTAAATCTTTATCTTCCGCAGGGATTAAATTTCCAGGATGGTGTTCAATATGAGAACACTGATCTAGGTATTATTGGATCTGCAGTAGCTAATACAGCTAGTAATGTTTACAGAGATCCTAGTGTTAGAGGTATACAGGCAGCTACAAGCACCGCTTCTTCCATTTCAGATCAAATATTTTCCAATCTGTTTGGCGCACAAGGCAGAGAAGCAGCTGCTGGATTGGCAGAAAGATTCGCTCCTGGTGGCCTAAGCGATGCGATCGCAATGGGAACTGGTATCACAGCAAACCCGCATAGAAGATCGATCTTTAGAGATGTTGCACTAAGACAGTTTAGCTTCAACTTTACAATGGTTCCTGCAAGCCCAGATGAAGCAGCAGCATCTGAAGAGATCGTTAAATTCTTTCGTGTTAATCTTTACCCTGAGAGAGCTGGACCAGCTGGGGCGCTCTACAAGTTTCCTACTAAGTTTGAGATCGGGCTTACTTACAAAGGCCAAGAGGTAGCTACTAAGATCCTACCCTGTTACTTAACTTCAGTACAAACACAATATAATCCTAGATCCGGATCATTCCATACTGACAGTAAGTTTAATGAGATTGGTATCTCTTTATCGTTCCAGGAAGAGACGACACTGGATAAACAGAAGATTGAGGAAGGTTACTAATGTCTTATTTTACTAATTTCCCATTCGTCAATTATGTATTTGGTAATCAGCCAGGACCTACTGTGTTTCAGAACATGGGTGTTTATGTTGACTTGTTAGATATTGCTAAAGATGATGCTGCATTCTACACCTACTATGATATTCAGAATGGCGATCGTCCAGATCAGGTATCACAAAAGTTATACGGTAGATCAGATCTTCATTGGACTTTTGCAATTATGAATGATGACATTAAAATTCAAGGATGGCCGCTCAGTTATAATGACCTTTTACAAAAAGCAAAAGACGATTATCCGAATGTAACGATTACAACTCGTACAGATGTTACAAGCAAATTTAAAGTTGGTAGTATTCTAACAGGTAGTACGGGTCAGTCTAAAGGTAAGATTATAAGAAAAAGACTTGATCTTGGGCAAATTATTGTAGAAAGAGTTTCTGATGACTATCAAATTACACAGACTACTGATGTAAAAGGATATATTAAATTAGAACTTCCATCAGTGTATTATAGATTTACAGAATTAGCTGATTGGATTATTACTAAAGATGGTGTTGCGATTACTGCTCCTACAATTAAGTCCGGCGGCGCTAATCATACATTTATTGAATATGACTTTGGTAAAACAAATGCCAATACAGAATATGTGTTCAATACTAAAATTCTAAATTATGCAGTCAATCCTTCATTCTTATCTGGTGAGCAGATTACTACAACAGAAGAAGGGGTTCTTCAGTCAGCGATTGTAGATAGTTCATCATTAGAATATTTGGCAACTCATCACTATGAAGATGCGAATGAAAAGTATGTAGATATTAATCCGAATGCTCCGTTTGTACAAAGAGCAACTATTGAGATTGCGTTGGCAGGCGCAACACAAGAAGCAATCGCAGGGTCTCTGGTGACAGATATTGACATTTCATCAACTGCAGATTATAATACCAATATTGATTTGACAAATGTACAAAGAAATATTGACCAAGGATTTTATCAATTGACTGGTAGTATTCTTACACTTGGTGTTGCTGCTACTCAGGATGTTGCAAATACTAATACCACAACTACTTTAACAAGTTTAATTGGGATATTTACTACATCTTTCCCCTCTGATGTAGATTTGACTACATTTAATACTCAATTGTTTACTGAACTTGGTACAGCATATGGTCTTGCAGATAAAACTAACAGTATTGCTACAGTAAAACTTCATGTCTTCTTTACGATTGATAATCAATTGAACATCGTGCTTGCTCAAGAAAATGCTTTTGGTACAGTTTATGAATATAAAGTAGGTGGTGTAGATACATTTAAAGTTGCATATACTGAAAATGAAGTTACTACTGTATCTTCACCTGCTCCTACGACTCAGGCGGAGGCATGGACCGATGCTGCAACACAATTAGAAAGTTATATTCAACAAAACCTTTCTACATTTAATCCAGCGCTGTTAAATCAAGTAACATATTTTGATCGATATGAAAGAAGTAATAATGCGCTTAAATCAATTCGTGTTCTCAAACCATCTATCGCAGATGAATTAGTTAAAGCATTTAATGATATTCTGGTTGAGTCACAGGACTTTGGAGATCAAGTCGAACAAAATACTACAGTTCAAGGCGGCAGTGGCATCTCTGCTGTAACAGCATCATCTCAACCTGTGACAACTTTGGCAGGGCAAACAGTAACATCTAGTAGTGCTGCAGCAGTCAGTTCTGCAACATCTGGATCGAGTAGCAGTAGTGGTGGTGGTTATTACTAATGACAAACCAACCAGCAAGTCCATATGATTTTGGTGAGACGAAAGTCAAAATATTTCCAGCCAGTGGTAAGACGCCAGTTGATATTACTAGACTCGTTCAAGAATTAAGTTTTTTTGAAAGTTTAAAGGATCCATATGTCAGCGGCACTTTGCTGATTATTGATTCTGCAAATATATTTAATTATGTAAATTTCTTAGGTCAAGAAAGAATTGATATTGAAGTAACCGATATTTACAAAACACCACAGATTAAAAAATCTTTTGCGATTACGAGTGTCAGAAAACAAGAGAAGACCAACGATTCTACCTCTGCTTATGTAATTAGTTTTATTGACCTGCATATGTACAGAAATCAGAAAATTACATTTAGTAAGAAGTATGATGGCACTCCAGATGCAATTATTCAAAAGATATCTAATGAGTTTTTGGGAGTACCAGTTAATGGGGGTGGTGTTGCACAAAGCAACATGCGAGTAATTACTCCTCTGACTAATTCTCCTTTAGAGTCTATGACATGGTTAAAGAATAGATGTACAACAGCAACGGGCGCACCATTCTTTTTGCATTCTTCTTTGCAAAATAATAATCTGTCTTTAATTGACCTTAACACTCTTTTAGGGCAATCAGTATTTAATGGATCAGAACCATTTAAATACTCTACACCTAACAGACCCAGCAATAGCAGTTATAGCAAAGAAGAATTTAGTTCTCTTTCGCATAAAATTGCTTCTTTGAATATGTCTGTAAATCAGGATGTGTTAGATCTTCTTGCTGGTGATGCTTACGGTAGTCATTATAATTATATTGACACTACTGAAATGAAAGCATTAGAACGGCATTATGATTTAACAGAGCCTCTTG